ATAAATTTTTCGTATTTTCAACAGTTTTTATATTAATTGCATGATAATCTTTAAGACTTGACGTTTCTTCTTCTCCTTCTCCTCCTCCTCCTCTTTTTCTTTTTTCTCTTTTTTCCTTTTTTTTTTGCGTTTTTACCATAAATGCAGATTGTTGTTCTTGTCTTCTATCGGTTTGCTGTGGTTGTTTATTATAATTAATTGTTGATAAAAAATCTGTTAATGATTCTATTTCTGTTTGTGTATTAGAATCGCAATATTTATATATAATCTTTTTATTAACAACTATTTTATCTATTTTAGATAAAATAATACTTAGTTGTTTTTTTATTTTTTTTTTATTTTCAAGTGTTAACTCTTTATTTTTTTCAATTATTAATAATTCGTTATAATTTTTTTGTAAATATTCAATATTGGATTGTAATGTACTATTAAATAAAATTTTTAATTCGTTTTTTAGTTCATCATTCAATTTAAATTCATTATCTAGTAATTTATATATTTCTGAATAATCAACGCTATTAATATAATTAAATTCTTGTTCCATATTATTTATCACTTTAATTGTATAATTTTCTTCTATTTCATGATATATTTTTAAATATTTATCATAACTTATATCTTTATGGTCTAACTTATAATTATCATTATTAATAAATGTTTCATAATTATTTATTTTAAATATATCTTCTTTATTATATTCTACTAAAAATATAGGATATTTTTGGCTATTAAAAAAATGTAAAAACTCGTTATCATTATATTGTTTTAATATATTCAGATAATATATAATTTTTACATCACCAGTCATATCTTTTATATTAGTATTATTAAAATATTCATCAAATATATCATTTAAAATTTTTAAATTATCACTAGAGTTATTATTATGATAATATAATATTAATATATAAAATAATAGATATAATGAATTTATATGTTTATTTACTATTATATTTTTATTATATAAATTATATATTCGCATAATATTAATAAATATATTACTCACACATTTAATATAACCAGTTATATTTGAAATATTAAATTTTACATCATATAATTTATTTTGAATAATTTGTGTATTATATACATTATCTATATATTTAAATATATTTTTATAATATTCATCTAAAATATCTGATTTATAATTATCTAAGGTATTATTATTTTTATATTTATAAAAAATAAATAATATATGATCAATTATTTTGAATAATATATTATTTATTTTATCCATAAAAAAATATATTAAAGAATCATATATATAGAAATAATCAGTTTTATCAATATTTAAAAAATATTTTTTAAATATTGTAATTATATTCTTATCAATATCTGATCTAGTGTTACTATAAACAAATTTATTAATTGCATCTTTTAATTCTTCAGGTAATGCATCATAATAAATATTTTTATCAGGTATAAGTTTACTTTCTAATTCGTTAATTTTATTATCAATATGAGTTTTTTTATTAATTATAATATCATCTAAAATATTATTTATATAATAGTTCTGAGTGTAAGTAATATTTATATTAAATAAAGAATTAATATATTTTTTAAAATCTTCATTTATATTATATGTATCATCATTTAGAATTATAAATTGTTTTGTTATTAATTCTATATTAAAATTATCAAATGATAATAAATTTTTATTTAGAAAATAAAATATAATATTTATTATATAAAATAACATTTTAATATTATCATCTTCGGGTATTATATAATATTTATTATATATATAATTTCTAATTAAAAATACACTAAATAAATATATATATTTATTTAAATCTTCTTGAAATTTAGTAATATAATCTTCTAATTTTATTTCTATTTTATTTATTTTTAAATTATATAAAATTAAGAAATAAATAAAATAACTAAATATTAATTTAATAGAATCATTTTCTATTTTTTTATCTATAATTATATATTCTGTGTTAAATATATATAATCTATTATATTTCAAAAAATTATTATATGAAAAATACGTTATAAAAGTATCATTTCCAGTAAAATTATATGTATTTAATAATAATTTTTCTATAATTGAATTATTAGTATAATATTTATCATATAATAAAACTTCATTATTAGTTATATTATTTGATAAAATTATTTTTAATATTTTAATTAAAACAATTTTATCAAATTTTATAATATCATCTTTAAATTCATTAGTATCATGATTATGTATTCTATCTTTTATACCATATGTATTTTTTATGGCTTTTATATTATTATACAATTCTTTTTTTATTTTTAAAATTAATTCTGAATTATTTTTTTCAATTGATTCTTTATATTTATTAGATGTTTCAATATAATCATTTAATAAATTTTGATTATCTTCAGATATTGATATATCTTCTGTTTTTTTAGTACCAATTGTTGTATCTGCTTCAATTGTATTTAATAAATAATTAATAGATTCTGTTTCATTTTCTTTTTTTAGCGATTCATCAGTTTTTCTACTTTCAATTATAGAAGCAATTTTTTTATCAGTAACATTAATTTTAGATAATAATTTTGAATTTAAATTGGTTGATTTATTTTGTATATCAGGCAATTCTGTTTTTGCTTTATTTTGTATATCAGCCAATTCTAGAGCAATTTGTTTATCTAATTCTTCTTTTGCTTTTTTTTTATCATCACTACTTTGTTTTTCTTTTTTTTGTTTTTTAGCAATTCTAGATTGAGTTCTTGTAGAATTAGTAGATATATTTTGTTCAAAAGAACCTATATTAGTTCTAATATCATTTTTAGCATTAATTATTCTTTCTTCATTTTCTCTAGATGTATCAATATCTTTAGAGAAAGACGTTAATTTATTACCAGATATTGCTGGTATAATAATTTGATTTAAATAATCATTGATAATTTTTTTTCTATCTTTATTTTTATAATAATAAACAGTTAATAAAGGTATTAAATCTCTTAATAATTCAGCACTAGTATTATCAGTATCATCCATAAGTTTTTTTATATAATTAAATTTACTTTTAAATAAATCAACAACAAGAGCAGATGAAGAACCAGTATTATATATTTCATCTTCATCAAAATCAGCACCATAAATTAAAGTATGTAATTTATTTAATTTTATAATATCTTCTAATTTCATGGGAATATTATTATCTTTAGCTTTTTTATAAGTATTAAATAATTTTAAATAATCAAAAATATAACTTAAAATAGCACCATCATTTAAATTTGGATATTGTTTTTGTATTAAATCTTTCATATGTTCTAATAGTAATTCTTGTCTATTGTCAAAAGAACTACTCATTTTTATTAAATCCTAACTAAAATAATTATTAAAATTTTAATGCAATTACACTAGTTAATATCCAAATAATAAAAGAAAATAATGCTATAGATTGATATATATTATTACGTTCTTCATAATCATAACTAATATTTTTATTAGTTTCTTCAAACCAATATATTTTAATTTTATCCATATTAATAATATATGGTATGAATAATAATATAAATATTATTAAAATATGAACAATTAATCTCATAAAACCATTAGTATATATATAATAATAATAAAGATAATTAGGAATATTTGTAATATTAGTATTTGTAAATAATTCTATAACAGGATAATATACTACCACATTTACAAACATAATAATAAATATGAAAAATAAAAGATATACAAAACAATACATAAAAAAAGCTCTATGAAAAGAATTAATAATATTAGTATTTAATCCCCAATCTACAAATATTAATGCTATTTGTCTAATTATAAAAATAGATGCTATAAATATAGCTCTATCTATAGTACTAATTTCTAAAGATTCTGGATTTAAATTTTCTTTATAATTATCATACAATGTTTTTAATTCTTTTATCATAGTTGGACGTTCATTATATTTAGGTCGTTTAGGTGTTTTTGTAGCTCTATCTATTAATAAATCTTCTATATTTTCTAAAGGAGGCTTTTGTCCAATAGTAGGATTTATTAAATTTACTTTATTTATAAATTCTTTCATAGGTTCGGCACCTTTATTCAAATCATATTTGTTAAAAAATTGATCTTTTGTTATATTAGTTCCTCCTTTTTTATTAGTAGTAGTTAATAACTCACTTATTTTATTTGTTTGTGTTTCATCTAATTTAAATTTATTTTTAATTACATTTGTTATATCTTCTATTATTTTATTTTTATCATTTGTATCAAAATTACTATTTAATCTTTTTATTAATACTGATAAATGTTTAATTTTATTATTTAAAGTATCTCTATAATCTTTACTTTCTTTTACTTTATAAAAAAATTGTTCTAATACAGATGGATTTGATAATCCAGATATAAATTTAACATAAAAATTATATCTATCTGTATTTATCATTTTTAAATATGTATCATCAAATAATATAGAACTTATATCAAATACCGAATTATTTGGATTAATATTAACTAAATCTTTAAATCCAAAACTTAAATGTGTCATAATATCCTTATATTTCTCTATAAGAATAATAGTTATTTTATAATAATTGAGAATTAACGTATAAAAACCATATACTTCCAAAAATTAAAAGTAGTATTATTGTACTTGATATTAAATATAAATATATTATATTATATTTATAATGAATTAGTTTTAATAAAAATAAAAATAAAAATATCCATACAATAACAACTGTAATTGTTATAGGTGTTATTAAATATCTATTATATAATATATTAGGATTTTTCATAAGTTTTAGTGTCAATTCAAGTTCAGCTTTAATTTTATTATTATTATCACTACTTCCACCAATTAAAGGACTACTTTTTGCTGAATCAGTATCAAGTATATTTATAAAATTATCATAATAACTTTTATTATCAATTGGATAATAAATAAAAGGTAACATATTCAAATTTAAATAATTACTATCAAATTTATTAAAAATAGCTTCGTTCTCAATTTCTGTTTCGTTTATTATATAATTAAATTTATATGACTTAATTTTATTACATGCCATTATTTATATTATAATAGGTTCTAATAAAATAATAGCAAATATTATAACTAAAACTATAAAACTCCATGATACATTATCAATATTTATATCAATATATTCTTTTTCTTTTGTTGTTAATTTCATATATTTATTAATAAATTCATTACAATGTAAATTTACAGATTTATTTTTAATAAAATCTTCATTATTATATTTATCTAAATTATTATAAATATTATAATTATATTTAATTTCATTAAATATATTTTTAGTAAAACTATCTTTATCACCTGGTAATTTAATATTTTTAAAAATTAAATATTTTATTATATTAAAATATTTAACATATAATTTATTAAATTCTGATATAGTATTTTGAAGTATTTTTTTATAAATTTTTATTTTAGGTTCTTCAGTATCTAATTTAAATTTAGTACCATTTTCTTTAGTCATAATTTTAACATATTCATTTATTTTATTAATAATATCAATGTCTACAGTTTCTGTATTACAATATACAGATGAATTATTTAAAAATGTTATTACTAACTTTCTAACTTTTAATAAAAATTCATTATAATATGATATAATTTTATTTATTGTAAATAAATTATAATTATAAGTTTTTATTAATTCTTTATTTGTATCTGATTCAATTGGTATATCTTTTTCATTTTTATTTTCTTTTAATAACTCTAAATAATTTATATATAAATTAGTCCCTGATAAATTTAATAATAATATATTATCAGCATTACTAGTATTATTATCTGAATATATTAACCATTTAATATTTGTTAATATTTTATTTGATATAATATCAATATTATTTATATTATTAACAGCAGTTCCTTTTAAAATTTGTATAAAATTTTTAAAAGAAAGTGTTATTAATCTAGTATCAGTTGCTTCAATTATAGTACTTATTAAACTAAATGTAGTTTCACTATAATAATATTCAAATTTATTATTTGTATTATTATTAAGCCAATAATTATTATTTGTAGCTATATATGTAGTATCATAATTAGCTGAATTAATATCTTTTAAATATAATAATGATGATAATAATCCTAAATGAATAGCATTTGTAATTTTAATAAAATGTATTCTTGTTTTTAAATTCAATATAGCTGTATCTCTGGCAATTATAGCAGCCTCCATAGCTGTTTTAAGAGCAGGTGTAGCACTACCAGCATTAATTGCGTTAGTAGCGGTACTTTTAGTATTAGCTTCAGTAGTTGTTAAAACAGAAATAGCTCCAGTAGGTGATATTGGTGTTAAAGCATCTAATAAGCCGGAGGTATTATATTTAGTAGTATTTAAAATATTATATATAACATCATCTTCTGTTGTTGTTGGTGTAGTTACAGTAGAATCATAACTACTATTTAAAATTTGTTTTGTAGTAATTTCTTTATAAAAATCTAATTTGTTTAAATAAGGTGTATCATTTTTTATTAATAAATCAAATAAAGTATTAATTTTAAGAATATCATATTTATAATAAGATAATGGTTCATAAATATGATATTTATTAAATAATGTATTAAATGTTAATATTGAATTACTTAATATACATATTGAAATTAATCCAATTAAATAAATAATAATAGAATTATAATAATAAGTAGTATATTTAGAATTATAAAAATTTAGAATAGCATATATTAATACAAATATAGCAATTATTATATAAATAAATAAATATATATTCTTATCAAATCCTAATAATTGTGGCATTATATTAGTTATAACATTTAATTGTTGTGGAAAATTTATATTATTATGTTTATATATATTATATTTATCCATATATTTTTTCATATTTTTTTCATAAGCTTCTTTTTCTGAATAATAATTATTAATTTTATTTAAATTATCTATATAAGTAGCTTTTGTTGCTCCACAATAAGTTGGAATTGTAGGTGTTTTTTCTAATTCTTCAGTAGTACAATATTTAAATGATTCTAATAAATTTTTATTAGTGCTATCTTCTCTTGGTAAATCAATTAATATTTTTGGTTTTATTGGTTTAATAGGTTCTTGTTGTTTATATATATCAAAAAAAATTACATCATTTACATTTTCATTTTTATTATATATATCATATGGTTTAAATTGATTAGTATTTTCATTACAAACATTATTATGTATATATAGTGAAATATAAAATATAGAAATAAAAGAAATATAAACCATAATATTTAAATATTTATCTTCAGCTGATATTTTATTAGTTTTTGTATTATCGTCTATTGATTTATCTTTTAATAAATATATTATATAAAAAACTAATAATATAGATATAAATATATTAAAACTTTTGGACCAAAAACCACCATTCCATACATAATCAATATTAAAAAAAGATTTTATAATAATAATAATAGGATAATAAACAACTATAATAAATAATAAAAAATAATTTAAACTACAATTTGGTATAAATTTATGTAAATCACCAAACATACATTTTATTAGTAATTTAAAAGTACTCATATCTTCTTCTTTTAAATCATCAAATGATGTAGTACAATTTAAAATTTTATCAATAAATAAATAGTAAAAAATAGTTCCAAACATTATACAAGAAATTATAGTTAAAATTACAATAATAATAAAAGTAATATAATTAATCCAATTTTTATTAAATAAATCATTTTCAAATTTATATTTATTTAAATTATTAAAAACTCTGAATCTAGCTTTTTCATATTCAATTATACCTGTTTTATTATCATTTTTACATAAATTTTCATTTATTTTTCCATAATTATAATTATAAGTATAATTATAAGTAAATATTGTCATTTTATAAATTTCATCAATAATTATTATAATTGCTGTAATAACAATTAAATATACTATAATATAGTAAATTGTTTTACCATAATAATTTATATCATTCATAATCTATTTTTATAGATATAAAAGAATTAGTAAATTTTATTATAATGAATGTATTTAAAGATAAGTTTTCATGTATAATAGATGAAATAGAAGATTTTAATATTATAAGAAATTTTTGTAGTAAATCAATATCAACAAATAATTATTTATTATATAGTGCTAATGGATTTCCTTTTGATTTATTTATAGAAGAAATTATTAAAAAAAAATTTAACTTAAATTATGTATATAAAACAGAAAATATATGGAATAAAACAATAATTTATAATGAAAATCAATATTTTATTGAATTTGATTTAGATAATCCTAATATGCCAAAAAAATTAGATAATTTAACAGAAATGATATTATTTATTATAAAAACTAAACCTATTAATAATAATAAACATCTAATTATTATAAAAAATATTGATAAATTAAATGAATATTTTTTTGCTTTTAGAATAATATTAGAAAGATATTCAAATAATTGTTATTTTATATGTACTACAAATAAAATAAGTAAAATTGAAACACCTATTAAAAGTCGTTTTTGTTTAATGAGATTAAGACTTTTTACAAATAATGAAATAAATTATATATTTACTCATCATTTAAATATGAAATTAAATGAAAATCTCATAAAAAATAATTGTAGAAATATAATATTTGCTATTTTTATATCACAAGTAGAGATATATGAACCATTTTTAATAACAGAAGATTTTTGTAATTTAAATTATCCACCTATTAAAAATTTTATAAATGATAATTATAATCTTAATGATATTAGACAATTATCATATAAATATTCACAATATAATTTAAAAATAAAAGATTTAACTTTAGATTTATTAAAAATTTATAAAAATAAATATAAATTAATACTTGATAATTCCATAGAACTTGAAAATTTATTGAATATTTCTAATAAAGGGAGAGAACCCATATATATAGAAGCATTATTATCACAAGTTCTTTTATAATTATCAATATTATTTAAGAAAAAAATGATTGTTATTTATAATATAAATAATTATGGAATTTTGTGATATTTGTTTTAATATGATTTATATTAAAAGTAGTACATGTGATCCAACAATAAAAAGTAATGATAAAGATAAAGAAATTTCTGGTTATAGTACTAAAATGATTAAATATTGTAAACATTGTCAATATGAAAAAGAAGAAGATAGTGATAAACCTATAAAAGTTAGTGAAACTATTTATACTGAAGATGATTTATTATATAATCAACAAGTTAATCAATATTTGAGATTTGATCCTTCCTTAAAAAGAATTAAAGATGATAATATTAAATGTATTAAATGTGATATTCCAGATGAAGAAAGACAAATTATTCCAATTAAATATCATCCTTCTCATATGAAATATTTCTATGTCTGTGATAATTGTGGATTTACTTGGCGTGAAAATAAAAAATGATGATTTATATAAAGAGATATTATTATCAAAATTAATAATGGCTACTAATAGTAATTCAGTATTAACTTATACTAAACAACCTTTTGATGAATGTAATAAGATTTTAAATTCATTAGATAAACCAAAAATTAGTAAAATGATAATGACCAAATATGAATTTAATCAAATTATTAGTTTAAGAACATGTCAATTATCTCTTGGAGCTATTCCGTTTGTTGATATTGTAGCAGATATTAAATCAAATATGGATTTAAGAAAAATTGCTTTAGAAGAATTAAAACAAAATAAAATTCCATTTTTAATTAAAAGACCTTTACCTAATAATAAATATGAATTTGTTAAAGTTAGAGATTTAAATTTAACTGCTGTTAAATACATGTTTGATTTATAAAATAATTATTTAAAAATTAATTATAATTAATAATTAATGTTATATTCTTTAATTGTCGCATGTACTTTAAATGGAGGCATTGGATTAAATAATAATATTCCATGGACTATACCTGAAGAGTTAAAATTATTTAAAAAAATTACAACAGATGTAAATTGTTATTTTAAGAAAAATGCTATTATAATGGGTCGTAAAACATGGGACAGTTTATCGTGTAAACCCCTTAAAAATAGAATTAATATAGTTATTACATCAACACCTAATATTATAAATACTAATAATAATGATGTATTAGCTTTTAATAATTTTGATAATGCGCTTGATTATTGTGAAAATAGTGTATTTATAGATAAAGTTTTTGTTATAGGAGGTAAAACATTATATGATTTATGTTTAAAGAATGAATATTATTCTAAAAAAATTGATTATATTAATATTTCTATAATCAAACAAAAAAAACATTGTGATACATATATTGATTTAAAATATATACTTAATAAATATAAAAAATATAATATTTATGATATTGTATTTAATTCCAATTTTATTTATTTAAAATTAATTAATTCCAATAAATAATTTATTTTTTATTTTATTTATTTTTTCTTGATTTGATGTTATCATTTTATATAATTCTTGTGTTGCTCCAACATTCAATGTATATATATAATTTTTATCTAGTATATGAAAATCATTAATTTTTGTACCATATACAAAACAATTACTATCTATTATATTTTTATTTATTTTAAATGAATTATTATTACTATCTATATCTATTATTTTATAAGAATCATCATTATTTGATGTGATTATTCTAATATCATTATTTATTTTTATATTAGAATAATTACTATTATTTAAAATAATTTCATTATTATTTATAATATTTCCAGTATAATAAATATTTGGTATAATTTCATCTGATATTGAAACTGCTTCAGGTATTACTTCTTTTATTTGTTCTGCTATAAATCCATATACATTTGATGTTCCTTTTGAAAATGTATCTATATAATTATAAGTTTTAGGTTGAATTTTTAATATTTTTTCTAATGCTTGTTTATCATTTACATCACATATATTATTTTTTATTCTATTATCACTACTTGCTATAAATGATGAAGTTGTCCATATTGAACCAGATGCTTTAATTATTATATTTGGTTGATTTGATGTTTTAGTAGAAGATCCTGATGATTCTAAATAACCAACTGATGTTGAAAAATTATTAGTAATATTTGAATTTCCTATTTCTAATGGATATAATGGGTTTGATGTTATAATACCAATATTACTATTATGTATAATATTTGAACAATTTAAATTATTAATATTTGTTGAAGTTGTTGATAAACTTAATGAACTATTTGAAGATGTTGGTACTCTTAATATAATTATACCATTAGCACCTAAACCTCCATTACCAGAACCACCATCTCCATAATTTGTTCCATTTACAGCACCTCCTGTTCCACCAACACCTGCTCCTCCTAAACCAACTTGTAAAGATGATCCTGTTATTGTAGTAGTATATCTTCCAGTAGATATAGCAGAACCACCATTTCCTCCAGAAGAAGCAGTACCATTATTGCCTGCTCTTAAATATGAAAATGATCCACTTGTAGGATTACCTCCTGATGCTGCTGTACCATTAAGAAATCCTCCTCCACCTGAACCACCCTGTGATGGTAATATATTAGCAGATGCTAAAAATCTTATTATTACTATTCCTGAACCTCCTGCTCCTCCTTGTCCCCAATCTGTTCCATTCCACCACCCACCACCACCTCCACCACCCCCTG